ATGAATTTTAAATTTAATGGTAAAAAAGTAAAAGCAGATATGACTAAACAGTTAGGATATGCACAAGCAGGAGCAACTAAATTTATTGATAGAGCTGGAGCTGCTGCATCTGCTGCAAAACGTATGGGTGCAAAAGCAACTGGACAAGCTGCCGTTGGTGGAGCAATTAATGCTTTTGGTAAAGGAATGAAATTAGCTAAAGCTAATCCTGCTATACTAGGAGCTACTGTTGTTGGAATGGGTATTCAAAATACTTATAATAGAATTAAGACAAGAAGGGCTAAAAAATAATGGGCGTAGCAACAAGAGCAGCTAAACAGCTTATGGCTTTAAGAAAGATGACTAAACCTAAATTGAATGATTTACAAAATTATTCTACTATTTTAGATGCAAGTAAGAAAGCAGGTACAAGACAAAGATTGTACAATGAAACTGGTATGCATAGCGCATGGGATGTTATTAAAAAGAGAAGAGGTAAATAACAATGAGTTTTCAAACTGACATAGAAGCTATAACTGGTAGTATTAGTAGTATTACTACTGAAGCTACTCAGTATTTAAGAGAAGGCGTAAAACAAGTTACTAAGTTTGTAATGAAAAATCCTGAAATGAAAATGAGATTAACTCAGGATGCAAGCTTAAACAATGTTTCTCCTCAGTTAGTTATGACTAATGTTTTACATATTGCAAGTGTAACAAGACTTGATGCAGATACAAATGGGCAGGCAAGATCTTGTATGGAAATACCAGAAGAACTTGCAGGTCAGTATGAAGATGTAAATAGTATTTACTATACTACAAAGTTAGATCCTAAATATTATGTAGCTAATAACATATTAAGCGTATTGCCTGAACCTACAGCAAATCAAACTGCTAAGGTAAAACATATTACGCCTGAAACTAATACAGCACTAAGTGAAAGCGATGTAGATAATTTTCCACCTGAGCTAAATAGAGGTGTAATCTTATATGCTGCAGGTGAAGTACTAAGAAAATTTTTAAGTTTGAAGAATGCAACATTAGTTGGATTGTCTATGCAAGATGTAGTTCCTCCAAGCTCTCCATCTTTAGATTCAATTATTTACAATGGACCTGGAAATGCAGATGTAGGCGGGGGAGCAACAGCAAGTACAGTTTCTAATGCTACAAACGTAACTGCTTCTAGCAAAATAAGCTTAGGAGCTGCGCCAAACTATGATAAGTTGCAAAGTTATGCATTATCAACAATTGGCAATATATCGGCTTTAGATTTGACAGGCATATCAATACCTAGCTCTAACATTGGTTTGTCCATAGTGACCTATTCTGGGCCTTCTAATAGCGATGTAGGTACTATATCAACTACAAGTGTTGGATTTAGCACTGCAATTACTTCAGGTGATAAAGCAGATGTAGCACCAACTCCAGTTTATAATACGCCTACTAATAGCGTAGATTTTACAACAGCTAATATAGGAGTAGACGCATATTTAGGAACTGAAGATATAGAATTAGCAAGTGCTGCTTTAAGAAAAGAACAACAAAAATTACAAGACTATCAAGCTGATATACAAAATAATTCAGTAGAGTTTAATAGTAGTGTAGAGAAATTTAGAGCTGATAATCAAATGTCTTTAGATAAAGTACAACGTGATTTACAAGTTAGTGTTCAAACAGCACAATTAGATTTAGCTGAAGCACAAGCAGACGCACAAATAGCATCTACTAAAAAAGATAGAGAGTTTGCTGAGAAGTCACAACGTTTAATACAAAATGCTATAAATGATATGTCTGCAGCAATTAAAGACAATGAATTTAAAATAGCAGAATTTAATGCGTTAATTAATAAATATCAGGCAGAAGTAAATACTACAATATCAGAACATCAGTCTAATATTGCTAGAGAAATACAAAAAGCTCAGCTATTAAGAAGTACAGAACTTTCACAGTTTGGTGTACAAATGCAAGATGAATTAAACAATTTTCAATCAGATGCTGTAAGTTATCAGTCTAACATACAAGCAGAGTTAGATAAAACACAAAGAGATCTACAAGCATTAATAGTAGAAGCACAAAATGATTTAAGTGCAGCACAAGCTACTGCTCAGTTAGCAACTAATGTAGCTTTACAAAATCAAGCAGAAAAATCACAACGATTGATACAGAATGCTATTAAAGATATGGAAACAGCAATACAAAATAATGCTGCTAAAATATCTAAATATAATTCTGAAATACAATCTTATGCTACGCAAGTAACAGAAGAAGTACAAAAATATCAAAGTGAATTGCAAGAAGTTGTACAAGATTATAATTGGATTGCTCAACAATATCAAATAACTAAAAATGATTTTATAGATTTTCTATCACCATATTTATTAACGAGAGGAGTGCAAAGTGAAGTTGCAGCAAATGATAGACCAAGTTAAAAAACATCATCCAGACTTAGGAGTTAATGAAATTATACATTTATTAAACCAGGCATCAGATGAATTTTGTTCTAGAACATTAATATTAGATGAAGCTACACAATTTACAACTGAAGCTAACAAACGTTATTATGGATTAAAAGATACTATACTAGAAATTAAATCTGTAGATCTAGAAGATGAAGACGGAAACCATGTAACGATAAAAAGATTAATGGGTAGACCTCAATATAGGGATTTAACATAATGGCGCATAATACAGAAAATACTATTACTAAGCACAAAGTATATTGGATAGAAAGAGATTCTATTGGTTTAGCAGAATACGATTCTACAAGAACTGGAAAAAATGCATACACAAGTTTAACAAGCGCATTAACTGTTACTTTGTTTTATTATAAAAAAGCTACTCATTTCAATACGTTAGATAATAATACTGCTATGACAGAACAAAGTGAAATACCATTACAATTTCATCAGTATTTAGTAGATAGAGTAGTACAGTTAGGGTATGAACAAAAACCAGAAATGATACAGATGGCACCATACTTTGAACAAAAATTTGAAAAAGGAATTAAAGAAGGAAAAATGTTTGCTAATCGTGGAAGAATTAGTGGAATCAGACACGTGAAGCAATCTAGCTTTTAGGAGGAAGCATGGCAAATAAATTAATAATTAAAAATTCGTTAGAACCGCAACAAGAAGTAATAGATTCAGCAGGTGGTAAAACGTATACTAATTTTCAAACAGAACAAAATACTGGAAATCAAGGCGGTACATATCAAAGTACATTTACCGATGCTAAAGCAATTAAGTATGTTGGCGTCGTAGATCAACAGTCTGCAGCTGCTTTAACAGATGGAGATATAGCTTTTAAGGGAACCGCAACAACTACAGGTGTTGAACCTAGTGCATCAGAAGTAAAAGCTTTTTATGTTAAATATGATAGTACGTTAGGTACTGTAGCTAATGTAATTGTTACATTTGATTCACAACAACACGCAGTATTAAGCGTGGGAGAGTCTGTATGTATACCGTTAGTGAGCGCAGATTTAGCAAAATGCAAAATACACGCTTCTGCTTATCAACTAGATACTCATGAAGCAACAGTAACAGTAGTATTAATAGGGGACTAATGGCTAATACGTGGAAAAAAGGAAACTTTGGATTAGAGTCCTTTGATACAATTGGTTCTGCTATGAATGAATTGGTTCAAACATTTACAGATAATTTAGATGCAAATTTTTCTAATGTTGCAATACCAGGGGATGAAACTTATTCTGATGTAAATATTGTAGCTGATGAAACTTACAGCAATGTATCTATACCTATTGATGCTAGTTATAGCGATGTAACTAAAGCTTCTAATCCTACTTATAGCAATGTATCTAGTGTTTCTATTCCAACATATAACGATAAAGGAGTATCAACATAATGGGTGGAACATTATCAAAACCAAATAAAATTAAAGATATATATACTAAGATAGTATTTTACGATGGAAATAAATTAAAATACGACAATGGTACAGCTGATGTAGTAATTACAGAAGCAGACAATTTTTCAGGAGATATAGTAGGAGGTACAGGAATTACTGCTACTACATTAAATGGAGAAACAACAATAAGTGTAACAGACGCTGAAGTCTTGTTGCAAAATGAAGATATAAATGGGGGAGCATATTAATGGCTAATACAATAACAATTAAGAAAAATGCTTACAATAGTACAAGTGCACCAACAAGTTTAGCGTTTGGTGAATTGGCTGTTAATAACAATAACGGCTCTGGTGCAAAACTATATGTAGGTTCAAAAACAAGTGGAAACAGTGCTGATGTAACAGATCTACAATCAACTATATTAGCAGCAGTACCTATAGCAACAGTCGCATCAAGCGATTCAGGAACTAAGGGTAAGGCTCAATTTAGTAGTGATAATTTTGCAATAACAGGTAATGGTTTTGTTACAATTAAAGATAGCGGTATTGTTGCTGCTGAACTAGCAAGCAGTTCTGTAACAGCGGCTAAGATTGACTCAGCTGCAGTAACAACTGCTAAAATTGCAGCAGATGCTGTAACGAATGCAAAAATGGCTGACAACTCAGTAGACACAGCTCAGGTAGTAAATGATTCTATTACAGCTGATAAACTAGCACACAATTTAACATTACCAGGCAATGTTTCAACTGGTGGAACATTAACAGTAGGTGGAAATTTAACTGTAAATGGTACTACTACTACAGTAAATTCAACAACTACAACACTAGATGATCCTATTATGACACTTGGTGGAGATACAGCACCAGGTAGTGACGACAATAAAGATAGAGGATTAGAGTTTAGATATTATTCTGGAAGTGCAAAAGTTGGATTTATGGGTTGGGATGACTCAGAAGCAAAGTTTACATTGATGACTGATGCTACAAATAGTAGTGAAGTATTTTCTGGAACATTAGCTGCATTGAAGATGGGAGCGCTTACTGCAAGTTCAGTAACTGGTGCTACTATTGATGGCGGCACATACTAATAAAGGAATTAAATGGCAGTTGACAATACTATATTAGTTAGACGTGGGTCTGGAACACCTGATTATACAGATTTTAATCAGTATGAATTAGCATACGACTATACTAACGATAAACTATACATACGTGATGGTAATGCTATGGTCGAAGTTGGTTCATCAAGTGGTGGGGCTACTGGAGATATTGATAGTGTAACTGCGGGTACTGGTTTAGATGGCGGTGGATCATCTGGAGATGTCACTCTATCTGTTGACGTATCAGACTTTATGGCTAATGGAGCAGACAACAGAATACTTACTGCTACTGGCACAGATGCTATGAACGCAGAATCACAATTAACTTATAATGGTGCAGGATTATTAGAAATACATAAAGATGGAAGTAATGCAGTATTACAATTAAGAAG